ACTATTGATTGGGACGCTGTAGATTGGGACGAATATTCGGACAAATATAATGAACTATTAGAAGACTATGGTTTAACTTCTTGGAATGTTGATGTAGATGAACAAGATGTTGTTGAAGATACAAAAGATGAAACAGAAGCAACTGTTGTTGAAGGATATACTTGGGAAGATTTTGCTTTAGATGATGACTATTATAATAATAATGAATACAAAAACGCAGGTGGTCCTCCGACATTAACAGTACAAAACTATTGTGAGTACAATGGCTATGATGATTACTGGTGTAACCAAGATTATGTTGATTATCTAAATGACTGGTACAAAGATGATTGGACTTTAAAAGTAACCAATGATAGTTGGACTAAAGAATCTAAAAAGATATTTGGTAAACTATATGGTTGGTGTGGAAGTTGGCCAAACTATAAAATGTGTGATGACCAGCCTAAACCTTGGAAGATGAAAGACTTAAAGAAGACTTATATAACTAATTGGAGTTGGGACGATTGGGACATATATTGGGACGCATTATACGATTGGTGGTGGACAGGTTACGATTATAATAATGAAGATGATGAGAGTAATTGGGAAGATGAATATTCTTATGAAGATGACTATGATATAGACGCAGAATTGGAAATATTATTAGCAAGTTATGATGAGGAAGATTGTTTAAATTATGGATACTATTGGGACAATGCAAATCAATCCTGTGGTACAGAATGGGTTGACAATAGTGGTTCAGAAACACAGGTAACTGCTAGTGGTGAAACTTTAAATTATACTACTGGAGATGTAACTCAAACTTTAACTACAACAAGTGGTGGTGTGTCAACAAGTACCACTTCAACAGGAAGAGTTTCAACGTTAGATAACGACTTTAACGCAACAGCTTCAACCTCTGGTGATTACACAATCATAAATAGATATAACGACAATCATAGGGCTTATATTAAGGTTGAAACTTCCAAGACAGCTGATATTCAAATTTTACAAGATTCAGAAGCACAGAATATAGATGTTGGCGATATTATACCTCCTGGATACCCATACATAACAATAATACAGACGGACTAACTATGGACTACGGAACTATAAATTTATTAATAATATTCGGTTTATTAATTTGGATGAATTGGTCTATTAACAAATGGATAGATAGGAATTTTTAAATGGCGGATAGTGATATTCAAAAATTAAACACACAATTACAAGTCTTAAAAAATGAAGTAGGACAAGTATCAACTGTTAACTCAAAACTTGATCAGGCAATAGATAAACTAACAGATATTTCTGCTAGTATTAAATCTATGTTGGCTGTACACGAAGAAAAATTAGCAAAGCAAGAAGAAATAGATAAAGCGATATTCAATTTATTAGAAAATCGTAGAGTTGAAAGTGACAATAAATTTGAAGATATACACGGCAGATTGAATAAGTCTGTTGATAATTTAAGACAAGAAGTTGAACTATCAGAAAAGCGTTTAATGTGTGAAATTAAGACTTTAGCGTCAAATTTAGACGGTAGGATCGGCGTGTTTGAGAAATATAGATATATCATCATAGGTGCCTCAATCATCATAGGACTGTCTATGCCATCTATATTAAGTGTCTTAAAGATAGTAGGGTAAACTGCTTGACTTTTTCACATATATAGTATATACTTTTTGTTATGAGTGGTTACATTGATTTAAATTATATATCTAAAATACAGCCGAGATTACAACAGTTTAAAAAGAAAAGAGATTATCTTTTCAATTTTAGATGTCCAGTTTGCGGAGATTCTAAAAAATCTAAAACAAAAGCAAGAGCATATCTTTATAGAGTTAAAAATGATATGTTTTTTAAATGTCATAATTGTAGTGCTTCACACAATTTGGCTAATCTTATAAAATTAGTTGACAGACCTCTATATGATGAATATATTTTAGAAAGATATAAGGGTAGTAAACCTACCAATGAACAAAGTCTATTTGATAAATTCAAAACAGACACAAAAGCAAAATTAAAATCTACACCCCTACAAGGCCTTACAGCCTTTAGTACTTTGGAGGATACACATCCTGCAAAAAAATATTTGCTAAAAAGAAAAATACCAAAGGATTACTTTGATAGATTATATTATTGCGACAAGTTTCAAGCCTTTGTAAATAAGGTGCGTCCAGGGACTTTCACCTCCCTAAATACACTTACAAGATACGAACATCCGAGATTGATTATACCATTTTATGATGTTGACAATGAAGTCTTTGCTTTGCAAGGACGATCATTTGGGAAAGAACAGCCAAAATATCTAACAATTAAACTACAGGAAAACAAACAAAAAATATTTGGACTTGAACGAGTAAATCTTCATAATACTTTATACATAGTTGAAGGTCCGTTAGATAGTTTATTTTTAGATAATTGTCTTGCTGCTGGTGGGGCTGACTTACAACTACCTGTTGAAAAAAAGGATGTTGTTTTTATATTTGATAATGAGCCGAGAAATAAAGAGATAATAGATAGAATGTATAAAATGATTGATAAGACTTATATGATAGTAATATGGCCAGAAGGTACAAAGGAAAAAGATATTAACGAAATGATAGTGAACGGCAAGACAAAAGAAGAAATACAAAATATTATATCAGATAATACCTATTCAGGTTTATCAGCAATCACACAACTAAATTCATACAAACGCATAAGTTAAGGAGTAATATGGTAAGCACAGGATACGAGTCTATTAATGTCAATAAAAGAAATGGAAGAAAAAGCGAACCCCTTAACATTGATAAGATACACGAAATGGTGGAGTATGCTTGTGAAGATATAACAGGTGTATCAGCTTCACAGGTAGAAATGAATAGTGGCTTACAATTTTATGATGGAATATCTACCAACGAAATACAACAAATTTTAATAAAATCAGCTGCAGATTTAATTTCATTAGAAACTCCTAACTACACTTATGTAGCATCCAGATTACTACTTTACAGTTTAAGAAAACAAGTTATACACAAATTATGGGACCATCCACACTTTTATGACCACGTAAAAAAAGTTGTAGATTCAGGTTTATATGATAAAGAAGTAACTACACATTATCAAAGAAAAGATTTTGATAGAATGGAGAACTGGATTAATCATAATAGAGATTATGATTTTACCTATGCAGGTTTAAGACAAGTTATAGACAAATATTTAGTACAAGATAGGAGCATTAATACAATATATGAAACACCGCAGTTTATGTATATGATGATTGCTGCTACTCTCTTTGCAAAATATCCAACAGAAAGGAGAATGTCATATGTTAAAAAATATTATGACGCAATTAGTCAATTCAAAATCAATATACCTACGCCTGTTATGGCTGGTGTTCGTACTCCTCTTCGGCAGTATGCGAGTTGTGTATTGGTTGATATTGATGATACCTTACCTTCTATTTTCTCTGGCGATATGGCCATTGGAAGGTATATCGCACAAAGAGCTGGAATCGGAATCAATGCTGGAAGAATACGAGGTATCAATAGCAGGATCCGAGGGGGAGAGGTCCAACATACTGGAGTTATACCTTTTCTTAAAAAGTTTGAAGCTACGGTTAAGTGTTGCACTCAAAATGGAGTTAGAGGCGGTTCAGCAACTGTACACTTCCCTATCTGGCACCAAGAAATAGCAGACATTATAGTCTTAAAAAATAATAAAGGTAGTGAAGATAATAGAGTTAGAAAATTAGACTACTCTATACAACTATCTAAATTATTTTATGAAAGATTTATTAATGAAGAAGAAATAACATTATTCTCACCACACGAAGTTCCTGAATTATATGAAGCGTGGGGTACACCAGAGTTTGATGAACTTTATGTAAAGGCAGAAAGAAAAATAAGTGTTAATAAAAAGAAAGTATCAGCACAAACTTTATTTTTTGATATTTTAAAAGAAAGAGCAGAAACAGGTCGTATATACATAATGAATATTGACCATTGTAATACTCACTCCTCTTTTAAAGATAAGGTGACTATGAGTAACCTATGCCAAGAAATTACTTTACCAACCACTCCAATACAACACATTGATGGAGAAGGTGAAATTGCTTTATGTATTTTATCTGCCATCAATGTGGGTAAAATAAACCAATATGATGACTTACAATCATTGTGTGATTTAGCAGTTAGGGCTTTAGATGAAATTATAGATCACCAAAAATATCCAATTAATGCAGCTGAAGTTTCTACAAAAGCGAGAAGAAGTTTAGGTGTTGGTTATATTGGACTTGCTCATTATCTTGCTAAAAAAGGATACAAATATGACCAGAAATTAGCTTGGAGAGAAGTTGATAAATTATCAGAAGCATTCCAATATTTCTTATTAAGTGCTAGTGTTAAACTTGCAAAAGAAAAAGGACCTTGCTCAGCATTTAAACAAACAAAATATGCTGATGGTATATTACCTATTGATACATATAAGAAAGATGTTGATGATATAGTTAAACGAGATTTAACATATGATTGGGAATGGTTAAGAAAACAAATTAAAGAACACGGATTAAGACATAGTACATTATCAGCACAAATGCCAAGTGAGTCGTCTAGTGTTGTTTCAAATGCTACAAATGGTATTGAACCACCTAGAGATTATTTGTCTGTTAAGAAATCTAAAAAGGGACCATTAAAACAGATTGTACCTGAATATAATAAATTAAAAAACTTTTATACCCTTCTTTGGGATATGAAAGGGAATGAAGGATACATAAATATCGTTGCAGTAATGCAAAAATATTTTGACCAAGCAATTAGTGGTAATTGGTCATACAATCCTGAACATTATACAGAAGGTCAAGTGCCAATATCAAAAATGGCCGAAGATTTATTGACAACCTATAAATTAGGTTGGAAGACTTCTTATTATCAAAACACTTATGATAGTAAGAGAGATGAAGATGAACCAGCACATCCTATTGGGTTCCATGACAATGTGTTAGATGATAAACAAGAAGTAAAAGAGGAAGACGATCCAGAAAACTGTGATACGTGTACAATTTAAATGAAAAGAAAAAACAAAAAAATAAATAAGGTTGTATGTGACTCTTGGCCACATCCACATTCATATGAAAGTCTATATGATTGTATAGTATCAGACCAAGTACCAGCTGAAGATATAGCATTTTACTTTGAAGATATGGGATTTAAAAAGTATTACGATAATAGAGAAAGTATTTAAATGGAAAAATGTAAGAACTGTAAATGTGAAGCTCATTGTCCCGAAACTTGTATGAATTGCAAGTGTAAGAAATGTGATTGTTCGGTTTGTGAGAAACCAAGACCAAATGTTAAAACAGGAGATGAAATAGTACAATAATGAAAAGTGTATTTAATAAAAGTAAAAAACTAGACGCTACAAAACAACAAATGTTTTTTGGTCCTGATTTAGCAGTACAAAGATATGATACGTTTAAATATCCTGTCTTTGATAGATTGGCACAACAACAATTAGGGTTCTTTTGGAGACCAGAAGAAGTATCTTTACAAAAAGATAGAAACGATTATAATGAATTATCTGAAGCACAAAAGTTTATATTTACAAGTAATTTAAAATATCAAACAATGTTAGATAGTGTACAAGGTAGAGGACCTTGTTTAGCATTCTTACCTTTTGTTTCTTTACCAGAACTAGAAGGTTGTATAGTTGCTTGGGATTTCTTTGAAACAATCCATAGTAGAAGTTACACATATATTATCAAAAATTTATATTCAAATCCTAGTGAAGTTTTTGATACTATAATAGAAGATGAAAAGATAGAGAAAAGATCAAAGTCAGTTACAGAAGCATATGACCATTTGATTCATTTAGGTTATAAGTATCAATTAAATCCTAAATCAGTTAATGAATATGATTTAAAGAAAGCATTATATTTAGCAATGATAACTGTAAATGTATTAGAAGGAATAAGATTTTATGTTTCATTTGCTTGCTCATTTGCATTTGGAGAACTTAAATTATTAGAAGGTTCAGCAAAAATTATTTCAATGATTGCTAGAGATGAGAGTCAACACCTTGCAATGTCACAACAAATTCTTAACTTATATAAAAACAAAGAGAACGATAAAGTGATGTTAAAAATAATTAAAGATACAGAAAAAGAAGTTTATAAAATTTATGATGAAGCTGTACAAGAAGAAAAACGTTGGGCGACCCATTTGTTTTCACAAGGCAGTATGATTGGATTATCAGAAAAATTATTACACCAATATGTTGAATATATAGCAAATAGAAGAATGAGAGCAATAGGATTAGAACAAAAGTATGAGCAATCATCAGCAAATAATCCATTACCTTGGACGACACATTGGTTGAATAGTAGATCACAACAAAACGCACCACAAGAAACTGAAATAGAAAGTTATGTAATTGGTGGTGTTAAACAAGATGTTATAAAGGATCAATTTAAAAAGTTTAAACTATAATGCCATCATACGAACCATTACCAGCAAGTTTAAGAATAGAAAAGAGTGAAATAGAAGGACAAGGTTTATTTACTTTGATGTTTCTAAAGAAAGATACAAATTTAGGAGTATCTCATATAATTTTTAACCAAGGGCAACACAACCAATTTCCAGATGAAATCATAAGAACACCATTAGGTGGTTTTATTAATCATAGTGAAGACCCTAACTGTACTAAAGTGAAAGAAGGCCATAAGTATTATTTAAAAACAATAAAAGATATAACTGGTGGTGAGGAATTAACCGTAAAATATAGTTTTTATAGTATAAATAAAAAATAATGCCAGAAGACGAATCAAAAAAAATACAAATCAGCTGTAGCAATTGTGATGTATCTTATTGGGTAAAATGGAAGATTGAAGAAGAAGCTGAACCAGAACATTGTCCTTTTTGTGGTGCTGACGCCACAATAACAGAAGATGAGGATGCGATATTTGATGATGAAGACGAAGACCAAGATAGTTGGAATTGATTATAGTTTAAGTAGTCCTGCAATTTGTATTTGTAAAGGACAATTTAAGTTTAAAAACTGTAAGATATATTATTTAACAAATGTGAAAAAATATGAAGGTAATTTTTATAATGGACAGATAAATGGCAGACTACATTTACCCTATACCTCCCAGACACAACGACACGACCAAATTTCAGATTGGGCGCTTTCTATTATTGATACTGCTATTGGTAATATTTTTATAGAAGGTTACTCATTTGGAAGTAAAGGACTTGTATTCAACCTAGCAGAGAATATGGGTGCTCTCAAACATAAACTATACAAACTCAATAAACGATTTGATATGATAGTGCCAGGTAGAATTAAAAAGAACGCTACAGGCAAAGGTAATGCAGACAAACTTAAAATGTATGAGCAGTTTGTAAAAGATACTAATATTGATTTAATGAAAGAATTTGATCAGACAAAACTCAACAATCCAGTTACAGACATAGTTGACTCGTATTATATCACAAAATATGGGTCAGAATCATAGATGTTCTCATTTTGTTCTTATAATTATTCCTAAAAACCTAGTAAAATCAACGCTTTTTGTGCTTGACTTTCTTATGTTTTTAGTGTATTATATACGTATAAATGATAAAAAACACTATGAAAAAACAAGTTTCCAAAGAATTATTAGAACATCTTAAACAGATGAACATCAAATCCCAAAAGTGGGTTGATGAAGACCCAAAACATAGATGGTCTTCAATGATTACAGAAGACCCAAAACATTGGGCAAATTACAAAATTTACACCCTAAAAGAATTTAAACATTATATGGCTGAATCTACACATTGGGATTTATACAAATCTATCAATGGAGTAAGACCTAGATTTATGCAATATCATTTAATGACTACAGAAGAAATTGAAGCAGAAAATGACGCTATGTTCAAAGAACAAGAAGAACAAATTGCTGCTGAAAAAAAAGAGAAAGAAGATACTATAAAAAGAGTATCACAATACGGTAATTTTACCGAAAAACAATTAGAGAAATGGAGAGTAATATAATATGAGTTTAGATACAAACATACATCCTTTTAAAGAGGATTTAGGAAAGAACCTATACAGAAAGAAAACTTACTACACCTTATGTGTAGAACAAGAAGTATTGGCAAAAAATAAAGATGACGCTGATAATAAATTTATGGACGGTGGTGGAATAAACCATTCAAACATTGGTAGAGATTTAACAGATGAAAATCAAGGTGTTGAAACCTATATGGTAGACGCCAACTATACAGATTCAGGTGATACTGAATATGTTGCTAAAGTTTGTTATGAAGATGATGAATTTGCTAAAGAAGATGGTTTTGTAGAATTAGATACCTATGCTTTAGAAGATGACATAATCAACGAAAAGGGAGATTGTGTTGCTAAAGAAAAAGAAATTAAACCTTTAGACGATTTAAAAAAAATTGTTGATGAACACAAACCAATTAAGGCAATATTATAATGATTGAAATATTAAAATTTATAGAAGAACTAGAACTATTACATAAAATGCTTACTGTTGACAATTCAATAGATGATGACCCAAGGAAGATTTTTACTAGAGGTAAAATTAGAGAATTGCTTGCGAAGTATAAAAAAATAGAGTCAGATTTTGACATTCATTTAAATTTAGAAAATGAAAGTAAGTTAGGAAAATAGTGAAATTAGGGGGATACAATCATACACAGACAGCTCTTAAACCGTCCCAGGAGGCGGCTATGAGAGGATTATTCCACGGAAATATGAGGAAACAATGAGAAACGGATATTTTGCAGTTGTATTGAATAAAGAGAGCTGTGATGCTGTGAGGAAATATTCCACGATGGAAGATGTAAAAGGAGACCATATTACACTTGCATATAAACCAGATGATAAAACTTATGAACAGTTAAACGGATTGGTTAATGAGGATGTTGACGCTTATATTAGTGAGATAAGATCAAATAAAAATATAGAAGCATTGTGGGTTGACGAAATGAACTTAACTAGATTTCCATCAATAAAATTAAAAAGATTTAATCCAGGCCCAGCACACGTTACAATATCACATAAGAAAGATTTTAAATCTGGTGACGCAAATAGTATGTTTAAAGATCCAGACCACCTTGTTCCAGTAGACCATACACACGAATTGGGATATTTGAAAGGTACAGTTAAATGGATATCATATGAGTGAAAAAATAAAAGAATTACAAAAAGAAGTTAAAGAGTTGGAAGAAGAAAAAAAGATTACCAATTCTCAAGCAAGAATTAATGATATAGATGAGAGTATCTATAATACAAATCAAAGTATTGAAGAATTGAGGAAATATGAAAGACATTGATATGAAAACAGAAGCACCAGAATTATACATTAATGGTATGGAGACTTTACCAGATGTAATTAATATGATTAAAGATACAATGGATGAAGGTAAAACTGAATCTGCTAAAGATTACTTAAATCAATTACAAGAATATTTAGCAAAAAGAGATATCAATATTTTAGAATTACAGGAGACAGGTGAAAAAATATTACAAGGACTTGAAAAAAATACAGAAATTTTAGACCCACAACAAACAGTAGTTGATAATTTCCACGAGTGGAATATGAA